CGCTGTGTGATTACCTCCACATGAAATAGCTATTGCACCTGATGTTATATTAGATACATTTACTGGTATATTGCTATTTGTATTAGTATTATCACCTAACTGACCATTAGTATTATTACCACATGTTTTAACAGTTCCATTTGACATCAAAACTGCTGTATGATTACCTCCACATGAAATAGCTATTGCTCCAGATGTTATATTAGATACATCAACAGGCATATTGCTATTTGTATTAGTATTATCACCTAACTGACCATTTAAATTTAAACCAAATGTTTTAACAGTTCCATTTGGCATCAAAACTGCTGTATGATTACCTCCACAATATATATTATTTATTAATGATAATACAAAGTAATATATATTAGTGCTATTTGCTATACTTATATAGAAATTATTAGTATCTTGATTACCATATCCAATATCTCGCAATTCATCTAATAATATTAAATCTGTTAATAATATATTAGTGGCTGAAACATCATATTTAGTAAGTCTATAAACATTAGATGAATTATCATTAGTATTATATATTTTATAACTATAAATATACTTTATAATAGAAGTATCATGTGTAGCTATCCATAAAATATTATTACGTACTTTTATACTAGCAATATTAATAATATTTGCATTGGAAATGTCTTTGAATTGTAATTTATAATATAAGTTGTTTTGTATAACATAATATAATATATCATTATTTAACATTATCATATCTCCATTTTCTAATGAATGTATCATTTTAATATTTTCCATTGCAATACTATTTAATAAATATGGAACTGTATATGAACTATCGATTAGGTTATTGGGATCTAAGAAGTCATTTGGTGTTTTATTGATAATTTTATAATATATTAATGTATTTGTAGGAGCATTAGTAAGTAAATATAATTCATGTTGTTGTGCTAAATTTCTAATTCTTTTAAAAAAATAATTATTTATTTTATCACTAAATATATCATATGTAATTAATTGCCCTAAATAATATATATTTGTTTTATTTATATTTGTAATAAAATTATCATATAATAAAAGATTTTTCATACTTTGTGGTTCTTGTAAAAATGAATCAAATGGTATTAATTTAGTTTTATATTGTTTTAATTTAACAGTTGAATTTTCAAATGTAGTAATATAAATTAATTCATTATAATCATTATATGAAATAGATACTAACTTATTAAAAATATTATTTTCTTTAGATCCTACTATTTTATATTTAAAATCATCAGTATCAATGAATTCATATAAAAATAATTTATTGGTAGTAGTATGTATATCTACAATATATGGATTATCTAGTGTTTCAACAAATACTGACATATATTGTGTTTTTCCAAGATATGTATTATTAGGTATAATATTACCTCCTTCAGTTATCATATTTGCTATAAATCGAATTGTATTATTTATTACAAAATTTATGGATTTTTCTGTTAAATTTATTTTTTCATTATCATCTATAGTATATTTACCATATATTACTCTTTTGTATAATGGATCTGATATAGTAAATACTTTGATTGCATCACTAAATACTACATTTTTAGAATAGAAATCATATGAATATTCATTTAATTGATTTGTAATATTTGTAATATTATTTGTAGCTACATCTATGTACAATATATTTGTATTTGTCATAATTGTTATAAAATCATTATTAATAATATTTGATATATTTGAAACATCTACATTAACTATTTGACCATATATCGATTCATCTATATTTATTATTTTTGGTTCATATGTATTATTAAATATATATGTTGGATTAGATGGAATAGTTATATCTATGGCAAATTTATATGTTATAGTAGTATTATCTTCATATAATATAGTAAATGCATTATTTATATTTATATCTTGTTCTAAAAATATTTTTTTTATTTGTTTTTTAACTAGATAGCTATGATTTTTATTATTTATAATAGGATTTGCACAATTATTAACAGCAAATAAATCAGAATCAGTGTATATATCATTATTTTGATATAAGTCAGTACGTCTAAATATATAAAATTCATTGACTTGTTTAAAAAATAAAATGATCATATCAAATGATGTTTCAACAGGATGATTAGGTGCATATGTTATATAATCAATTTGTGTAATTATATTATCGAATGATCTACTTTTTTCGGTTATATCTAAATTTTTAGTTCCAGGTGAAATATTAACAATATCAATTTTATTTTTATATACTGCATATATTTCGAATGTATATGTATTATTATTTCTTTCTGTAATTTTACGTGTAATGCTATAACTAGCATCACTTTCCATTATAAAAAATTCTCGTGGATATTCTTGAGTTTTAGAATCAGGTTTTACATTAAATTTTTCAACTAATCTGAATACATAACCCATTAAATTATGCCATGTATATTCTGAAGATGGTGCAAAATCAAATGAATATATTTGGAAACTATAATCACATGTATCGTAATTATATAAATAAACAGATAATATATATATATAATTTTTTTCTAGAATATTTTCTCTTGGCAAATATTTATCAATATGTAAGCTAAGAACTTTGATATTACTATACCAATCTTCGAATTCTTTACTTGTTTCATTATATATATTAAAACCTATATCAAATATATTATATGATATATTTTTACGATCTGATATATATATTTTATTTAAAACAGAATCATATAAAAACGCGCGGTAATCATCATCATCAGTTGCATTATTTCCAAAATTATAAAATTTACTTATATTTGAAAAATTAATTGTATCACCTATATTTGAAATATATTTATCATATACATTTGCTTTACTCATAGTATTAATATTTGTTATTATATCTGGTTTTGCATTACGTTTTGCATTTATAAAATATTTAGATTCATTATGTATATTTATACGAAAAATATTTTTAATTTTCAAATCATTGCACAATGGTAATCCTACTATATCGAATGTTTTTGTTATATAGTATAATGAATGAAATAACACATTTGATGCATTCCTTGTATTTCCTGCTATATATATTATATTATCATCTATAAATACAGCATTGACATCTTGCAAATAAAATTTAGTTGTATCATATGATTTAATTGGATCATTAAATTTAACATCATTTAAATAAGGCATTAATTCAGTATATCTATTTGGATCACCTAATAATTTGTGTGCATTATTATTTGTGATATGATAAATTTGTTTTCTATCTTCAATAATATATTTGTCATCATTATATTGTTCATACCAAGTAATATTATCATATTTATTATAACCTATACAATTTTCATTATTATATGTTATTGTATCATTATATATGTCATTATAATATTTATTCAACATATATTTTGGCGTTTTGATTTCTGCATTACCATTTATTACATTTGTAATGTCTGTTTTTGATGATACTACCATATATTCAAAACCAGGACCTTTTGTATCATCTATAATAATATTACGCAATTCTCTGGTTTCACCTATTAAAACAGCACTTTTTGTGGTTTTTTTGATAGTTTTAAAATAATTATCAATAAGTGTATGGTCTAAATTATAAAATGTGTTACTAAATTGATTAATTAATGTATAATATTCAGTTAAAAAATTTGTAGTTGCATCATGTAATATATTATAATAATGATTATATGTTGTATCATTAATATCTCTTACTAATATTTTATTGACAACAGAATTGGCAATATTATTAATAACAGTATTGATATTAGGATTTTTATTAGTAAGAGTAGGAGTAGAAAAAGTAGGAGTAGTTATAGAAGTATCAACAAATATTTCAATTAATCCAAATAAATAATTAGCTTCATTTAATATATTATCATATATATTTTTAGTATAATCAGTATTATATTTAATAGATCCTTGCAATATTTCTATCAAATTATTTTTAATAGTTGTATTTGATAAGCCATTTATATTTGAACTATTTATATAACTTTTATAATTATTTACTACATCTGTATTTATATTAGTAAATGATAAAGTGTCAATATCTAATGTTAATTCATCATGAATATACATTTTATCATTTGTTGTTATATCATTATTAGTTTGCAATTCTTTGACATATATAGAAGTAATATCTGTATTATTATCATATGTTGTATCACATATAGTAGCTACACTAATAATTCTCATAAAATTATTTGTATGTACTTTGTCATAATAGTAATCATAAGGTAAATTAGATAGAGATTCAGTGAAAACATATAATAATTTATTTTTTATAAATCTGCTCAAATGTTTTCCTGTAACTTTAAATAATATTGTTCTATTATTAAAATCTGATAATTCTATTGTTTTCATAGGTATATAATTTTTATAATTTACTAGATCATCATGATTAATAGAACTAGTTATATAAAATATATTTGTAATGCTACTATTATAAGTATTTTCATTATTAATAGTTTTATATAATAAATTTTGTGTTTTGATAGGATAACATTTAAAAGAGGTGCTTTTATTGCCTATATTTTGTTCTATAGAATATACTTGAAATACTTGTTTGACTTTTATATTTTCTATCAAATAACTGTTTGTATTATTTGCTTCTACTATCACAACAACAGGATATTTATATAATGTTTTAGATGTATTTATTGTATATAAAAGAATATCATTAAATTCTAAATTTAATATATCAGCATCACCGGCAGTTATAATATCGTGATAAGATTTTAATTCATTAGATTGTATTATTCCATATGTAAAATTAGTATTTAGATCATTCATAACTTTATCAACAGTATGTAAATTATTATCAATAGGCAATTCACAATTATCAGTAGTATATGTATGATTTGTAAGTGCATTTAAATATTCAGATAGGCCTTTATATAAATGGAATACATCAGAATTACTAACAATTGAATCTTTAACAAATTTATTAATATTGTCAATTTCTTTTAAATTATAATCAGGAGTATTTACCTTAATAGTATTTGCTATATTTTTTAATTCATCTGTTTTTTCATATAATATAGAATTTGAATTTAGTAATGTGTTTGAATTAGTCAAATTAATTATATTAGAAATAACACTTTCCACTTCAACATATTCTTTAAAAATTGTTTCTTTTATTTTATTTTCACTTAATATCATATTATCTACTCTATTTATTTCTGGATATATTACATCATAATTTACATTATTTAATAAAGCATATGCATCAATTTGTTTTTTAAGATTATTAATTATTTCACAATATTTAGCTAAATCATAATTTTGTGATCTTGTAAGAAGTAGTATATTTTCATAAATAATTTTTGCGAGATTACATAATTTGTTGATATTATAATAACAAGTTTGTATATTATTTTTGAAGTAATCATTATTTAACATATTTGTAATAGATTCATTGACGGGAATTTTATAATCAAATTTAATATTAGGCATATCTACTTTTAAATTTAATGATTTTAAAAGATCACCATATTTTGGTATATCAATATGAGTGGTTAGATCAAAATCATTAATATTAGTGATATGATAATATTGATCAATAGCAAATAAAGTAGTTTTCATATATGCAGTTTTGAAAAATGTAATTTCTGGATTAGCCATTAATATTTCACTTTGTTTGCCATAACTAATAACTTGTAATAAACCTCCTGGCATTATATTTATTTCCTTAATCTATGTTTAAATAAAAAAATTTATATATAAAATTATATATAAATCTTATTTATTAATTTTTTTATATATTTTTATTTCTTAGCAGGTTTTGATGACTGTGTAATAATTTTGTAAAATATATCACTAGTATCTTTATCATAAATAGGAAACAAAATGTGTTTATATAAATGACCAAATTTATCTATACATTCCTTAAATATAGTTGCTATAGTTTTAATATAATTTTTATCTTTATTACCAGATATATCTTTTGGTGCAAATGCTCCACATCCAAATGCACCTAATATAAGAACAGTGGGTGGTGATGTTTTAGAATTATTTGCATATATATATGGAGTCAAAAACATCATAATAATTAATTGTTCCATTATATAATATATGCGTGTTGGATCAGTATTATATACCAGTAAATTATTAGATTGTCTTAAATCTACTGCGGCAGCAATAATTACATCCATCATAATAGGATTTTTTAATGGTATATAATTTGTTTTATTAGTTTTGTCTTTATCATTAATATCAAGTGGCATATGGTAAAATAATTGATCTGTACAATATTCTATATCATTAGCAGAATCAAATTGTATATATATTGCTCTATCTTCGTTTAATACATATGTACCACCACACATCATAGAACCATATAAAGTAGGAATACAACGACATAATTCTTCTTCTTGTGATCCTTGCATATTTTGATATCCACCACCTACATATATTGAATTAGCAAAATTAACGATAGCTATTTTATCTGTGCTAGTAAGTGATGGAAGTAATTCAATAATAGCATTAGCAAAATCTATATTATTTATTTTTATATTTGGAGATTGAGTTGATTTTTGACTAATAATTTTTAGTGCTTCATTTATTAATTGTATTTTATATTTAATAGGTGGTACTATTTTAGCTAATCCATTGCCAACTAATTGTTGTGCTAATACATTATTTTCCATAAAAATACGTCTATATTTTGGTTCTAATTTTTTTATATCTTCTTTACCTACTCTTGTATTTGTATCCATAATATTTATTGGGTTGGTATTATCTAAATGTGTACTAGTAGTAGTTGATGTAGCAAATGCAGTCGTTGTAGCTGATGTAGCTGTTGGTTGTTTAGTTAAAATATCTAGACACCAGCTATCATGTATTGTATTTGAACCATCGCACTTTTTACAACATGTATCAAATATTTTTATTTTTGCATGTTTATTATCTACTCCTTTACGTCTACCACATTTTTTTACACATAAATTAGCATTTGTACAATCTTGATGATGATTATAATGATTACCGCCCAAATTAACTACCGTTCCAATACCATTGCAATATTGACAACATGTATCAAATCCTTTATTAGCAAAACGACCACATTTATTGTTACATAATTTTGTAGGATCAGGATCAATTACGCCACCAACTTGTAATATTGATAAAAAATTTACTAAATTATCCATATAATATATTATATATAATATATAATATATATAATTATATATATTATAATTATGCATTAAAAACTAAACTAGTGATGCCATTTGTGATACGTAAAACATTAGTAGTGCATGCATATAATTTTATATTATATTCTAAATTATTAGTTGATAAATAATTATAGTAATTATTATTTAGTAGTATATTGAGAGTTTTGCTATTAATTTGCCCCATATTACAAGAGCCAGAAGGTTGGAAATCTCTAGGATGTAGAGCAAAAGAATATACATTAACGCCGTCATATGGAGTTTTTTTGTAAAATTGGTAAGGAACAATGTAATTATAATATTTAGAGTCAATAAAAGGAGTTCGATCAAGTCCTCTTAATACAATATTTTGTGAATCTATAGGATTAAAAGATGATTCAGAAGATTCATTATATATAATGCCATAATCATTATTTGTATAAACAGGATATTCATTATAAGTAGCATTTATAAGTAAATAAAGTGGATTATATTTTAGAATAGTATATACACCATCATAATATTTGCTATATTTAATTATTATTTTATTATTTTCTTTAAAAATGTTTGCATTTAGATTTTCAGTAAATGATAATTTAACAATATTTGGACCATAATATGTAGTACCAATATCTACACTAGATGGCAAACTTATATTAGTAATTTTAATGACATTGAGAGCATAAAATAATCCATTTAATTTATAAGTGTTTATACGTTCATTTTCATTAATAATCCAATATAATTCTTTAGTGGAATTATAAAGATCAATGTCCATAGTTGTTTTATTAATATTAATATTTCGTGCAGATATTTCTTTAATATTTTCAACAATATATTCATGAGAAAATTGAGCGAATTTTTCTCGTTCATCTTTATCTAAATATATATAATCTGCTATAAATTCGACATTTCCAAGATGTAAATTATTTGTAATGTTAGAAGTGCCATTAAAATAACAGCATTTATCAAGTGATTCAAATTCAATATCTATTTCAATATCGTGATATATCATACTAATAATAGGTAGAGCATTACCAGAATGAGAACCAAACCATAAAGGAAGAGGTATATATAGAGAGTAATTATTTTTTTGAATATTGGAGTAGTCGGTAAGATAACTGACATTGCCGATCATATTATTTAAATTTTGTTCATGAAAATATTTATCGTTAAGACTATGAAAGATATCTAAATATTCGCCAGTGTATCTAGTTATTTCATTACCACCAATATAAACTGATAGACGTTTTATGATATAGAAACCAATTTTATGGATCCATGAAAAATATTCTGCATTTGAAGTTAAATTTTGGATGCCTTGTTCGTAATTTTTGATTTGAATAATTAATTTTTGATCTTCTATAGTATAATATTCTTTCATATTATCAATAAAAGTGGATATTTTAGATAAAAATAAAGATTCTTTTTCTAGACTACCAGTGTATAAATTTTTGTCAGTTATAGGGAATGATTTATAGAATTGAGATATAACATTATTTAATGAAACATCAATATTAGCAATAATTAATTCATATTGGCATTTTTTAGTAGTTATAAGTGAATAAATAGACGTCCAATTGCTACCATTTGTTTTGATTTCCAAAGACAATGAATTTAAAATTAAGTAATTATATTTAAAAAAAGTTTTATAATTATTAGATTGTTCTATAGCAATATTTAATTTTGATTGAATACATGATACTTCTGCTTCATCAATAATAAAATCATTATTAATTAGATTTACATAAGGTAGATCAATTTTTAATAATAGTTTATATAGAAGATCACCAGATTTAGGAAGTATAGTAGTAATTTGTTTATCAAAATCAGATGTACCATTTAATGGGATAATAACAGAATTTACAGCAAAATTAGTATGTCTATAATAAACAGCTTTAAAAAATGTTATTTCTGGTATAGATGTTAAAAATAGATCTTGACTTCCTTGTGCTACAATTTGAACTAAAGATCCAGTAGGCATATAATAAATATATATATAAAATATTAATATATATCGCACATATATAAAAATATATTATAATATATTATAAATGGATAATAAAGAGGAAAAGTTAAATAGAAATGATTATACAAGGCGTTTATTTAAATATATTATAATAGGTGTATTAGTAGGAATGATAGCAAAATGGGTATCAACACATAATTTATTATATCAAGATATAATAATAATTGGTTTAAGTGCAAGTACTATATATATGATATTAGATATATATACACCATCTATATATATTCAATAATAATATAATATATAGATAAGTATTTAAGAAAATTAATAAATAATATATATATAAAATAGTATTTATTGATGGCGGAAAATCAAGAAGATAGAATTTTTGTAAAAAAAAAATTAAAATACCATACGACAAAAAAAAGTATATTAAAAAATACTCCAAATAGTGCATATGGTAATATAGAATCAATATGTAATGATAAGTTAAATGAATTTAATAAAATACATGTTGGTAAAATAAAATATGAGAATAAATTGAAACATGCATTAAAAGAGATGAATAATATTATGAATAAATCAATATTATCAGATAAAGATATAGATAGAAAGGTGATTTTAAAAGATATAATAGAAGAGTGTAAAGATCAAATAAATAATGTAGAAATGTATGTAAATGAAACTGAATTTTTTTTTCAGAATGATGCATTTTCATTTTTATCTAATCATTTTGATAATTCGTGTAAAATGAATAATATTAATAATTATGAAAACATGATAGAAACAACAGATATAAAAAATTATATGAATTATATAAAAGATGTTTCAAATTGCACTAGTATAAATAAATTTAATGAATTTATATTAAATACAATGAATAAAGATATAACTAAAAAACAACATAATAATGTATGTAATAACTGTAAAGCAAAAAATACAATAAATATATCAGATGGTCGTAATGTATGTATAAACTGTGGTTATTGTGATATAGAGATAAAAGACATGGATAAAACGAATTTTAAGGATTCATTATATGAAAATAAAAGTACAAGTTATCAGCGTATGAATCATTTTTCTGAATTATTGATACATTTGCAAGGTAAAGAAACAACGGATATAATAAAGCAAGAAGTATATGATAAAATAAATTATGAGATAAAAAAACAGGGTATAAATAAAAATTGTTTGACCCATGAAAAATTACGTTGTATTTTAAAAAAATTGGATTACAATCAATATTTTGAACATAGATCATATATTATATATCAAATAGCAGGTATAAAACCACCTACATTTACACATGAAATAGAAGTACAATTAAAAAATATGTTTAAAGAAATACAAATTCCATATGAAAAACATAAACCACCTGGAAGAAAAAACTTTTTACATTATGATTACGTTTTCCGCAAATTTTTTGAATTACTTAATTTAGACGCATATATTAAATATTTGACAGAACTTAAATCAGTTGAAAAAAAAAAAGAACATGATAGTATATGGAAAAAAATATGCAATGAAATAAGATGGGAATATATACCATCATTATAAATATATATATAATATTAATTATCAATTAAAATAAGTTTTGTGTATTATTTAGCAATATTAAAATTTTATAATAATTAATTATAAATTAATTATTATAAAATTTTTTTCTATTATTATATTATATAATTAATGCCATCTGGAGCACTTATGCAAGTTGTTGCCCACGGGGCACAGGATCTCTATCTTTCTGCAAATCCACAAGTAACATTCTTCAAAGCAGCTTATCGTCGTCATACAAATTTTGCAACTGAATCATTAGAACAACCATTCAGTGGAACTAGTGATTTTGGACGTAAAGTAACATGTGAATTACAACGTTCTGGTGATCTAGTTACTAAAATGTATGTTCGTGTTCAATTACCATCATATACAGCAACTGATGCTGAAGGCAAATGGGGTTGGTGCAGTCGTGTAGGTCATGCTTTATTACATAGCATTGAATTAGATGTAGGTGGAATTAAGATTGATAAATGGTATGGTGATATGTTGAATATTTGGTATGAATTAGCTCGTAATTTCGCTCATGATCGTGGATATGATCAAATGATTGGAAATACTGCAGAATTAACAGCATTAGAACACACACATAATGAAGCTACTCTATGGATTCCATTACAATTTTCTTGTTGCCGTAATGATGGATTAGCTTTACCAGTTATTGCTCTTCAATATCATGAAATCCGTATTAATATTGAATTCCGTGAATTAGCACAATTAGTTAATCGCAATAATAAGGTAGCTACAACTGAATTCCGTGATTTACATATGGGTGATGCTTCTTTATATGTTGAATATGTATATTTGGACAATGATGAACGCAAACGTTTTGCACAAGCTAGCCACGAATATTTGTTTGAACAAGTACAATTCACAGGTGAAGAATCTGTTACCAATACAAATGCTAAATTCCGTCTCAATCTTAACCATCCAGTTAAGAATTTAATGTGGTTCGCTCGTCATAATGACTATGTATCATGCAATAAATTCTTAGCAGTACCAACCGCAGCATGTGGTTGTGAAAAAGCCCGTGAATTAGCAACTAAACGTTATGTATTATCTCATACAGCAGATACAGTATATGGGTGGACAGGAGCATCTGATACCAAAGCATGGATTACAGGTGGTGATCTGACAACTACAGGCAGTGCAACTACAGATACACGTCTAAATGAAATTAAGGGTTTGTTCATTAATCCAGCAATTTATGATGTTGATAATATTGTTATTACTGGTCGCCTATTAACTTTGGAAGAAATGTCAACTGTTGTATCTACACTAGTCACAAATCCAGCAGCAGGTGTAGTAGGTGATGGACATCGTGATTATGATGTATGTGTTTATCAATGGGATAACTATGGTGTATGGTTAGATGGATCTGGTAATCCAACACAACAAGCTCTATTACAACTCAATGGCCATGATCGTTTCACAGAACGTGAAGGTATGTACTTCAATTATGTTCAACCATGGCAATGCAACAGCAATACTCCATGTGATGGCTTAAATACATATTCTTTTGCTTTACAACCAGAAGACCATCAACCAAGTGGAACATGCAACTTCTCTCGTATTGATAATGCAACATTAAAGGTAACATTCCACAATAACTTCAAGAATTCCAATGCTAATATTTCAATTTATGCAATGAATATCAATATCTTCCGTGTAATGAGTGGTATGGGTGGTGTTGCTTATTCCAACTAAAAAGTTAATTTTTGCATCAATATATTTATTTATTTTGTAGTTTAATAAATAAATATTTTGTTTATAAAAATAATTCTGTTAATTTTTCAATAACTAACTTATCTGGTTTATCACATAAATAGTAGAGCATTAATGACGCACCTTTAATTCTGTCAATGTAGTCATTCATTAATAGAATATGTTCTTCTTTTTTTTCTGTAGTATTCATTATTAATTCTAAATATAGAATAATAGCACATTTAATTTGATTTTTAAATACTATCATTAACTTATTAATATCATTAGGTTTTTGTACTGTAATAATAATATTGTGTTTATCTTGTAATAAAATAGATAATATGGTTTCATTTGGCTTATTATGTAAATATAATAACATTTTACATTCAGTTAATATCATAATAATACATTGATCTAAAGTAATATTAGATGTATAATTATGTAATAAATTATATATAATATCATAATAATTGTCGATAAGTTGTTTGATTTTGATATATGTATTTAGTTTCATATTTTCTAATAATGACAATTCTTTTGTAGTTGTTAATTCTTTTGTAGTTGTTAATTCTTTTGTAGTCATACTAATTAAACTTTTAGCGTTAGTTACTAATATAATTATATGAATCTAGATAATAATTATATTTTCAATTTTTTTATTTATCTAATTTATAAAAATTGAATTAAATATAAATAACATTATTACGTATAATTATTATATTATATGATGGTTGATATAAATAATAATATACATAAAAATAAACAAAATTTAGGACAATTTTATACTACTAATCATGAATATATTTTACAAGGTATTCATATTCCTAATAATATAACACATATAATAGAACCATTTACTGGTAATGGCGATTTAATTACATATATTGAAAAACAACAAGAAATAAATAATGTAAAATATATTTTAGAATGTTATGATATAGACCCAAAATACAATTATATTATAAAACAAGATACTATTAATAATCCTCCTGATTATAAAAATAAATATATAATAACAAATCCACCATATTTAGCAAGAAATAAAACAACAGATAAAACATTATATGATAAATATAATGTCAATGATTTATATAAATGTGTCATCAAAAATATTTTATCAAATATATGTATAGGTGGCATATTAATTATTCCATTAAATTTTTGGTCATCTATTCGTATCGCTGACATAGAATTACGAAAAACATTTTTAGAAATATATGATATTGTATTAATAAATATTTTTGAAGAACAAGTATTTAATGATACAACATATACAATTTGCTCTTTTCAATTTGAACTTAAAAAAAATAATAACAATAAATTAAAAATCATCATATATCCATCTAAAACAGTAATAAATACTGAATTAAATACAAATAATAACTTTATGATTGGTGGCGATATATATAATTTAAAATTAAATAATCATTATAAAATATCACGTTTAACTAGCAAAAATATAATAAATGCAAATACAAATATTTTAGTCAAATGCATTGATGATAATTTAAATTCACAAATTGGATTATCTTTTGTAGAAGATCATGAATTATATATAGATAATACTCCTAATTTATCAGCGAGAACATATGCTACTTTAATAATTGAACCAAAAATAGATCAAGATAAACAAAAACAATTAGTTATTAAATTTAATAAATATTTGGATGAATATAGAAAAAAATATAATTCATTATTCCTAACTAATTATAGAGAAAGTAAAGACATTGCTAGAAAAAGAATATCATTTGATTTAGTATATTCTATTGTTGAATATATATTAGATAATTTTGACAATTTATAAATTATAATTTTTATATTTCTTCTGAAAATCATGTAAACTACCTATAAACATATATTTTATTATATATTTATACTTTTCTTTATTTAATAAATATACAAATTTATCCATATTTATATAACATGCATCTCCATCTAAAATATTTATAAAATATACATTATTTGTTTTAAATTTTATTAAATATTGCATTTGATATTTACAAAAATGATATACTTCTCTTAATGTTCTAGTTTGTGCTCCACCATTATCACAAACAAACTTCAAATTAAAATAATATTTATTATTATTTTTTATTAATACTCTATCAAAGTTTTCAGTATAATCGTATCCATCATTGCTTATCATTGGATTTTTTTTATTAATTATTTCATTGATTTCTATATTTATTCTGTCATTTGTTTTTATTAAATTAGTATTTATTATTTTTTCTAGCAAACTAATCTGATACTGTTCGCATTCATTTGATTTGCCATTTTTAAACCACCTTCTATTTTTTCGCCAATTTTTTGTTTGATATCTTGATGAAGGAATTAATATATGTTTAGTTGCTAAATATCTTCTAATATATTTTTGTATAGTTATAACATATTTATTTATATCTATAACAATATTTACATCCATTAAATATATAATAATAGTAATAATTGTTATTTTACATATAAATTATTCAATTTTTCAATTCAAAAATAAACTAATATATTTATTACACTTCTATACATTTAAATCCCAAATATTTATACAGTTCCAATGATATTTTATCATCATTATTTTCATCATAGAAAATATTTGTTCTTAAATATAAATATTCTTTATTTTTTATTTTATGTAAGAATGTGTCAATATCATAATTATTATATTCTCTAAGTAATGCTAATTCCATATCATATGAAACTTCATATGATAAATTAGAATATGGATAGTTTACACATAAACTAGCTAAACTAATATTATATTTTAGTGATCTATAATATATAAAAGTTAAAATTATTATTACTTCATTTTTATTATTTAATAATTCATATTGATTTTCAAATATTTTTCTATAATTAAATAGATTATTTTTTTTAAGTTTATTTAAAAGCGCTATTTTTGCTAGTTCACAATAGTTTGGAATATCTGTTTTAATATCTAAAGATATTGTTATCGATATTGCGTGGCATTTCCATGTTGAAATATCTGTCATTCTTGAAAATGCACATATCACTGCTTCTTCATTGATATATAAATTATTAAATGTAATATTAGTAGTAAAATTAAGATTTGTATTTTTATTTTTACTGTGTCTACTATAACCAGTCGTTGTTTTTATTTGACAATTTTTTCCAGCATTTAATAATAAGTTGTAAAATTCTTCCATAGAATATCCAGTAGTTTCTTTCATACATTGATATGTTTCATCTACAATATGAACATTATCTATTTGACAACCACTATCATAATTAGATATGGCTCCACTGCTTAAAATATTTGCAATTAATGGAATAATCATAAAAGTATCCTTTGTTTGTGATAAATAGCTAAATGCAAATACTGTATTCGTAAATACAGTATTTGTATTGTATAATTTTTCCATTCTGCTTCTTTAGCGTTAGTTATAATTAAATTAATAATGGATTTATTAATAAATTATTATTTCAATTTTTTTATATAATAAAATAATATTGTAAGTTATATTTAGATTACATTTAATGATAAAACATTTAACTCTAATTTATAGTGAATTATTGCTAAATTATTTGTAGCTTTCTCTATTTGCAATTTAATATTATTTATATTATTATTATAATATTCTATTTGTGTTTTATTAAATTCATTTGGTAATGAATCGCCAATATCAAATGTATATAAAAATTGCATATCAATCATATTTTGTAATTGTATAGTTAAATTATTAATGTTTATTATATGTTCATATTTTTCTTGTTCTAATTCTGAAATATTTTTTGTCATTGTGTATAGAAATGATAGATAAATTAATATATTTATTATTATACATCTATTAATTTATTATAATTTCAATTTTTATAAAATAATTTAGTATTTGATAATATATTAAGTTAATTGGTAATTCTTTCCATAAAATTTTAAATATACAATGCACCATCTTGTAAATTTTTTTGGAATTATTATATCATTGAAATCATATAAATAATTAGTATATATAAAATATATAAAATTAGTAATATCTTTGGTATTTGGTAATTTTGTATCAAATATTACTAAAATACAATATTCTATTAACTGAAATAAATCACCACATGACGTCAGATACCATTCTTTACATAATAAATACAGAGTATTTGTAATATCTAACATAGATGGCTGATTGTTATTTATAATATTATATAGCTTATTTTTATACTTATTCAAATAATTAATGCGATATAAATATGATAAACCATTTCTTGAATCTTTTTTTAAATCGTTTTTCAACTGTTTAAATACGTTATTATTATCTTCAAATAAAATATTACTTAGTGTATTGCAAGTAATAAGTGATTGTTGAATACTCGTCATAATTACAATTTGTGATACTACTTTTAGTTAATATATTAATAAATAAACATTATAAACTAAAATAATTCAATTTTTTTACAATAAAGAAAATACAAATTTTAAGTTAATTTATCATGTGAAATTAAAGTAAATCCTAATTTACTATAAAAATCACATTTTTTAGTAATATCATAATTATTTACATAACTTACATAAAAACAAAGTTTATTTTTAATTAAATCAATATACAGGTTGATTAAATCTTCGCTATTGTTAATACATAATTTAGATGCAAAAACATGTGAACAAATACCATGTAAAAAAGGTGGTTTTGTTTTAGTATAATAAATAGCCAACATTTCAGTTGTAACAATTGCACTAGAATGTGTATCTTCAAAAACAAAATCAAATATAATATTGTATGGTCCATTGCCACTATTATGTGAAACATAATAGATTTTTTGTGTATTATCATATGTTAAAATTTTTTCACAAACTTTAAACTTAGTCAAATAAGTGTCAAATACATAATTTGTAATATCATGTAAAATAGTAACTTTTTCATTTTTATTTTTATGTTGTGGACATTTCATACAAATACGTAAATATAATCCTTTATCTGATGTATCTTCTTTACCTGAGGTTTCCAATGATAATACTTCTGTATAATTTGGATTGTTCGGTTTAGTATTATGCACTAATTCATAAATTGTTTCAAAAATAATCCAATCTTTTAACACAACTTTTACAACAGATTTATGTGATAATAACCAATCTATCAATTCCAAAAATTTAAGTTGTGTTGAATCTTCTATTTTTGTAATAATTTGTTTAATAATATTACTTTCCATTTGTTCAGAAACAGTGTTTAGTCTAGTTACTGTATTAATACAATAGATCTATTATATAAAAATTATTTCAATTTTTATATAATAGATCTATAAATCATTCTATAAGTCTATAAAAAAAAGTACAAATCTAAATTTCCCAAAACATCTAGGTAAAAGTACAAATCTAAATTTTCCAAAACATCTAGGTAAAAAGTACAAATCTAAATTTTCCAAAACATCTAGGTAAATTTAGATTTGTACTTATCTAATACATCTGATCCTTGCCTAACTCCATCCATAAAATCAAACATACACTTTGCACTACATACTACATAACTGTCGTTCACATGATAAACATCAGAAATATAGTAATCATATGTTGTACTATTAGTACAACATTGAAAGCATATATTTGATTCTACTAATAGCGTTGCAAAATCCTGATTGCATCCCTTGCAACAAATGCGTTTTTCTAATAGTTCAGATCCACAACACGGACATTGATACAAAGAATATAATTCTTGTAATTTATTAATCACAAGGATTACATCTTGATCTATATCTGCATTGTTGATATTCGGAACTTGATCAATGACAGTATTTGACACATCAGTATCTTGTGATGCAACATTTGTATCAAATTTAGCTGATACCATATTTGCATCAAATTTAGCAGTCATTGATTACTGAAGCGAAAGTGTTTTCTTTGCAGTTAAAATAAAGAGCAGAAACTGCGCTTTTTTAGCGTTAGTTACAATATTAGTTATAATGGAGTTGTCAATATAAAATAAATTCAATTTTTTAGATCAAGTGTGTAATTATAAAAATTGCATATTTTAATGTTGATTATGATTAAATTAATCATTATTAAATTTATTATTATTATTATCATGTTCAATCATTAATATATATGAGGATATTTGAGAACAAAAAAATGAACAATAAATGTTATATTTACTTCTTGACAATCTATGGCATAATTTATTTTTACATTTTTGTTTATGACTATTACAATAATTATGTTCAGGTAGTCGTGTATGACTACAACCAATAACATTACATAATTTTACATGTAAATAACAATAATCATGGTTATCATGTTTTTCAATAATACAATTAGTACTTTTACATAATTTACTACGACATCCTGAACAAATATGATCTAATAAATTATCTGAACAAATATGATCTAATAAATTATTTTTAAATTTATTGCATTTAATACATTTTCCATTATTACTCTGAGTTGTCATTTTTGTAGTTTTGTATAAGTTAATTATATTGACTACACAATAAAAATTTCAATTTTTATAAAATAAACCAATACTATTTTCCCTTTTTATTTTTTGTTTTTTGTTTTTTTGGGTTTTTGAATAAAAGAAGGATTGCCAATAACAGAAGCACGCACAACGCTTCTATTATACACATAATACTTGCTCTAAGTACAAGCATCATGATTGCTCTATGGAATCTAATACTAACCCTTATACTGGTACAACCGGATTGGTTCCATTGTATGGATCCCAACGCCAAGAGCCTTTGTAAGGTGGTGGAGCTTTGTAAAAGTCTTCGTAGGATGGTGGACTTTTGTAAGATTTTTCGTAGGACGGGGGGCCATTGTTGTGTGCCAATGGTCTTTCTCCTATTTCGATTGGGCCAGTACATACATGCCATTTGCCATTGTAGTAAATGGCAAATGGCACATTGTTTTCCATATTCTTGTGCACAGTCTTTTTCACCTCACTATCAATAGGAAGTGGTCCAGACATTAGTGTGACAGTTTTTTTGATAGTGTGAGAGTTGAGAGAGAGTGTTGTTTTAAACAACAATAAAGTACAGAGACTGTAACTTTTTTAGCGTTAGTTATAATTAAAATTATAATGGACCTATCAATATATTATAATTTCAATTTTTTATTAATAATTATAATAAAAACACATATAATATAAAATAATAATTATTTGTCAGTAAAAATGAATAAAACAATACTATTTTCCCTTTTTCTTTTTCTTTTTGTTTTTTGGGTTTTTAATAAAAGAAGGGAATTTTTGCCAATAACAGAAGCACGCACAAAGCTTCTATTATACACATAATGTTTGATCTAAATACAAACATCATGATTGTTCTATGGATTGCCTAACTACTATGTTGTCCAATAATTATAAAAGTTACCTACCATTTTTGTTGCCTGATCAGCAGAAAGAGGGCCCAGTGTTGTTAGCGCTTCCAGAGCACAATCGTTTGAACACACACGGCCAGAAACAGATTCTTTTTTGTTACACATCATGCATGGATTTAATAGCAACTGTAACGATGTCGTTGTCGCTGGAGATGGCATTGCTGAAGTATCAAAATGCACTTTCTTGCGTAGTTGTGGTTTGCATATGCATTTCTCATATCTGCAATAGGTGCAACCATTCTGAATCACAACTATATCACAAGCATATGAAGTACCAGAAGCCAAATCGTCTTCTTTACCACGCACATTAGATGCACAAATTAACAATGAGCGGTTAATGTGAGAGTTAACGGCATGTTCCAACACATCTTTCAACACAGCTTCAATATCAGATTCCCAAACTTTACCAAGAAACGTCTTAAGCGATGGAACATACAATTTGCTGACTTGTTCGAACTGCGATCTAAGTGAATCTCTTGACAAAGCATTTGTGTTCAGACTCCGTTGCAGAGCCTCTTGATGAATAAGATCACAAACTAACAATGCCACTGGATGCACAAAATACTTGATGTTGTGATAAACATCAAGTCCAATTTCTCCAAGGTGGATAATCCGATCTGTCTTGTGTTTCAGTGGTGTGTTGTCAGGATGGTCTTCATCATATGGACGCTTGTTTTTGTCATACCACTTTGTTTTGCAGTCTAGGCAACAGAAAGAGAAGCCACAAAAACAGGTACCTTGTTTTTTACAATGCATGCACTCATGAAAAATCTGGTCGAGTGGGATGATGTCTTCAAATATTCCTTGAACAAGACACATGAGAGAACAAACGAAAGCGAATGTTTGGTTATCACACATTGCACAAGTGGTGGCATGGGTGGCATGGGTGGCATGGGTGGCATGGGTGGCATGGGTGGCATGGGTGGCATGGGTGGCATGGGTGGCATGTTGATTCTGCATTTCACAGGAGTTCTGTTTGATAGCTTGAGAGTTAGAGAAAGAGAGAGGTGTTGTTTTTGCAAACAACAATAAAGTACAGAGACTGTAACTTTTTTAGCGTTAGTTACAATAGAATTATAAATGGACCTATCAATAAATTATATTTTCAATTTTTTATATATAAATAAATGTAGTAAATATGATTATTTTAATGTGTTGGTGTTATAGAAAGATAGTTATAGATATCTAAATAATAATTTAAATTTAGAAGATGTGTTTATTTTATATTGTATCATTTATATTATTGACTAAATTAAAAAGATTATGTGTAGCCATTAGTAATTTAATATATTTACATTGTGGTAAATATGTATTTTTATAAAATGCAGTAAAATTATTATAGTCATATTGCATAATATTAAAATCAGTAATTAATTTATTTAAACGTGCATCACAAAAGATTTTATATTGATTAAGTGGTATATCACTAAATTCTGGTGGTAATAATTTGATTTTGTTTATATTTTCTTCAAGCAATTTCCTGAAATATTCATTTGACATTTTTTAATAAGTTTGATTAATTACTATACTATACGATATATTTAATGAAAAATAATTTCAATTTTTATTATACATATAAATAAATATAAAAAAATTTGTTATAATGTATTTACAACATTTTCTAAACGTTTTTTTTTAGCTTTAGGTGTTTCATCCGAATCCGGATGATGGATAGGAATCAAATTGAATGTAGTAGCAATTTTTTCATTTTTTGCTGTAATTTGTAGATTGCTAGGCATTGGAATATCTTGATGATTATTTCTCCAATGTGTTTGTAATTCAAGTTTAGTATCAACTTTTTTCAAACATATAGAACACACTACATTTTCTCTAGCAGTTTTTCTATGTTTAATTGTTTTAATTGGTAATGGATCAAATGATTTTGCAGGCTTATTTGATCCAAAACGCATTAACATTTTTTGTTTAGCAATAGAAATTAGTAATTCTGATGTTTCATATACAGGAGATCTATAAGGAGGTTTTTCAAGTAATATTTCTCCTAAATAAGGGAAAAATAAACTATTCATATAATCAATGATTTTCTTATTTGTTTCTAATGATTCACAATTTCCCCATAAACTAGACGATGATTGTTTAAAAAATGCGTCTACATTATCATAAAGTTCAGGTTCTACTTTTTGTAAAGAAGACATAAAAATATTGTTTGTAATTGTTAATATATGATGATGATTTTTTTTAGCGTTAGTTATAATGTAAATATAATAGATTTATCTATTAAAAATAATTTCAATTTTTTATATAAAACAAAATATATACTGAAATTATGTTCTAAATATTATTTGTCATCCTCTTTTTATATTCTGTAATACTAATTACAGTAAATTGATCTTGGAAAACAGATTTTAAAATTAAAGCAATACTATCGACTATAATATCAGCTACAATTAGACATGATCCTGGTTTAATTTTTTGTTTTTTTCCCCATATAATTAAAAGATTATTTGTTATTTCTAACAATGCTAATTGTTCTTTATCTAATTCTATCTGTTTTAATTGTGTTTGTTTTAATTGTTTATCTAATGTTTTATATCCAAAAACACATCTATTATTATTATAAGTAGTACCATATATACTTTTAGATTGCCATATAGTTTCAGCTATTTCATTAGTTGGTAAATATAAACATGCAAATAATGTTTTAGCAAAATTAGCATAAAATATAGATGGAAAACAATTTGCAACTTCTTCTTCTAGAATAAAATTATATGTACAATGTGTAGTAGTTTTATTGGATTTACCTATAACTACACTATATTTATTATTACTTCGTTTAATTAAATAACAAATAGGAATATCTGCTTTATTAGCAGATAATCTGCAATATCCAATGGTTGTTGTCATTGAAAAGTAGTCTGTTTTTGACGTTAGTTATAATATATTATATAATAGACTAATATAATACTTAATAATTCAATTTTTACTATAATTATAAAAATTGAATAATAAAATGACTACTAATTTATATTTATAAATATATTAATTTAATGGATATACTTGCAAAAATTAAAAAGAATGAAATAGTTATAAATAGTCAAGATATTATAATAAAAACATTATCTGCAAAAACTATAGTTAATTTAATAACTACTAATAATATTATAATTCCACCTTTTCAACGACCTATTGATAATAATGTAGTAGATGTATTAGTGAATGATATTACGCAAGATAATAATTTATTATGCAGACTACCAGAAATTCAATTTACTAATATTGAAAAAAATACAGTATTATATATAATAGATGGACAACATAGATTGAAAGCATTAGAAAAATTAAATACTATGATTGATATTTCTAATATTCCAGTTAGAGTTCATATACAAGTTATGAAAAATATAGATGAAATAAAAATAGCGTTTTGTAGAATAAATACGAATACTAAAATACATCCAAATTATATATTTTTTGAAGATGAAATTAAATTATCATATATAAAAAAAATACATGAATATATATTAGATAATTATAATAAAACAAATAATAAAGCTTTTCATAGAAATGATGGAAATATTAGTAATCATATGACAAAAGATGAATTTCTAAATTATATTACTATTGATACATTAAATGCATTTATTACTAATTTGAATATAAAAATAAATTATTTAGATGCATTTATACAACATATAAATAGAGGTAATGAACATATAAAACAATATTTAGGCAGTATAAATAATGTTAAAGATTATATACAAGGTAATGTATATGATCAATATTGCCAAAAATCTGACTTTTATTTACAATTTAAAAATACAAATTTAACTGAATATCTTAGAGGTGAATGTTTTTTAAATGAATTTAGAATTAAATGCATTGTAAATAAAAAAAAATCAACTAAAAATAACTAAATAATTACTTTATAATAATTTAATTGTTTCTATTTTAGATAACATTCCTGGATATTTTACATATCTACAATGTATATGCTTATCTAATATTCTTCCTGATGGTATTTTATATTGTTGAGGATTTCTTACTTTCAATGTAGCCATACCATTGTTATCAGATGTAGTTATTCCATAATTATCATAATCTAAATATGCTGTATCTGGATATTTAATATCTTTTTCATTATTTTGTTCAGCAGCCCAATATATTATTTTAGTATTTGGTTTTGTATTTATAGTAATTTCTTTATTATAATTATCAGGTATTCTATTTTGCAATATAGATGTAGGTATTACTGTATCTCCCAAAAATGGCAAATATATTTTTGTTTTTGTTATTAGAAATATTGCACTAATTCCTATTACAATAAATATAAATCGCATAATTATATCTCCATATCCTATTTTATTAGTGATTGTTTCTAATATATTTATTTTAGAAATTCCAAAAACACCATAATTTACACAAAATAATAATACACTTATTATTAAAATCATTTGAATTTTTTTTTCACTATGATCTACTTCCATATATATTATACATAACTATTTTATATTAATTATTATTTATAATAATTGAAATAATTTTATATAAATGTATAAAACATATATTTATATATACGATGAATACCAATGATCCAACTATAACCGATCTAAGAGACATTGAACATATATTAAAAATAGCTAATTATGATTTAAATTTAATTGATACGATACTTATGGCCGGACAGATAGCAGAAGTATGTATTTGAATCATATGATGATTATTTTGAGGAAAAATACTTCGATAAATGTGAAAAAATAAAGAAACAATGTAACGAATTATGGAATGGAAAATATAAAGAAATATTTTCTCAAAAACATTCTAAAATTTATTTTCCGCCATACAAAGATGATTGTTTTGATAATGATCATTCTGGGTGGGATTTATACATCGGCGCAAATTTACGAAATAAAAAATTTAATTTTGCAGATGATTTTAATCAATATGGCAAATATATATTAAATGTGAAAGTAAAAATAATAATTTTAAGCATATATATTAAGAGATATCATGATTATCGCAATGAGTATTCAATCAATGAAATAATGGATATAAAAGATAAATATATTAATGAATGCGTTGAACAAGAAAATAAATACAAAATTTTTATGCGTAAGTCATTTCGCGGCAATGATTTAGTATCTAAGTGCACCAATTCTATCGATTTTACTGATGATGAATTAGATATATTTTGTCCTCCAATATACGAATATTTGTATTATTATGGTAAAAATACAAATGAATAGAGTTATATATATAGTATATCAAAATAATTAAATAATAATACTGTTAGTTTATTGTATATACGTTCGTATTATTATTCATCGCAATCAGATGTATCTTCATATTTATTACATATTTTTTTTATACAATAATTATTAATATTGTACATCAAAATATCTAAATAATTCGTAGGTAAACCACAGTATTCATTGTAGTCTACAATGTTAGGGTATCTTTCCGATAATTCTAGTACCATTTTTTTGGTTTCTTTTTCTAATTGTTTTTTTTTATTTCGTATTTCTATTTCTTTCGTACCTAGTTTTTCTATTTCGTTTTGTTTGATCTCTTTTGATTTATTAGGTGACGCACAATTCATGTTCAAAATTGCTAAAATTTTACAATCGAATTCTTCCGTATTATTCAATATATATCTTAAACAATCATAACTATGATGACATGCGCAAAATCTAACAAGTTCCGAATTTATTGTATTATATGATGTAAACTTATAATGCAACAAACAATATTTAAGACATTCAATACTATTATGTATTGTTGAATGAACTAGCGTACTATACATAATTTTTCCTTCCAATTGTAGATGGGCATATTTAAGTATATCAATATTTCCTCCCCACGCGGCGTAATTACATATTTTCTTTTTATCAAAACAAAAATCATTTTGCAAAAAAGTAATTATATTTATATTACCATTATATAGAGCATAGTAAAATATATAATCGTTATTTTTTACCGATAACACATTGTTCTTTATATAATCCATATCATTTCGATTTATAGCTTCGAAATATAAATACGCTGGTTTACAATCGTGTACATGCGCTAATTTACAATCGTGTACATTTTCCATTTTAATTACAAAATAAACTGAATGTTATAGAAATATTGTGAGAGAAATATAAATTCAATTTTTACTATGATGTATAAAAATTGAATTTATATTATATATATATAATAGTATAATAAAATAATAAAATAATAAAATAATAAAATGATGTATTCAGATGAATTTAAATCATTTCAAGAAAAATTTATAGATTGTCAAAATAATATACAACATAGTATTATAGAGAAAAAAGATATAATAATTGAAATGATTAATAGTAATATTTATCCTTGTTATAATAAAAAATGCAATTTATGTGTTCAACCAACTGACAACAAATTAATATATGCTATTCATTATTTACAAGATGATATTGTACAAAATATATTAAATAATATGACAGAACAAGAAATATTTAACTATAAATCAAATTTGTGTAATATCAATAATATAAATTTTACATACAATATATTAGATTATATATATAATAATTTATTATCTAGCACTAGAAGTATTCTATATAAAAATAATATACCTAATTTAGATTTTATCACATATTCATCATTTACAAATATATATAGTAATAAATTTGATGTTGATATGTGTAATAAATTATTAAATATAATTAATTGTATATGTACTAAATGTCCAAAATTAATTACACATAAAATTATAAATACGATTTATAAATTAAGATGTTTACCTATATTAAAAATATTAGTAAATTATTATAAAATAGATGACTTATGTGATAAAATATGTTTTATATGTCTATCTGATTATAATGATAATTTAATTAAAATGACATGTAATTGCAATATGTTTATTCATTTAGAATGTTTAATAGAATTAATTAATAAAAATGGATCATTATGTAAAACATGCAATAGTGATACACATGCAGTGATAAGTAAAATAAATCATATTATTTTTCCAAAACATAATATTTATAGACAACCATTAGTAAATATATATAAAATAATAGATAAAAACGATAAAATAGAATCATTACGATATGCTATTATTTATCTTCAAATAGATGAAGTAAAAAATATTTTAAATAATATGACAAATGAAGAATATAAATATTATAAAAAAAATATTGATTATTATGGATTACATAAAATAAATAAAATATCAGGAAATTTAGAATTAGCAGATACACTTTTTTCTAATATTACACGCAAACAATATCCCAATGATTTTAAATTGATAGAAGATGCATTATATATAAAAGATAAGTTATAACGAAATTTATTTAATAATTAATAGGTTATTAAATATTATGAAATTTATTAATATACATATTTTTATTTATAAAGAAGGTATATTGTAATCTTGATAAATTATTTTAACATTAGGATAAAATTTATATAATATATCATTAATTTTTTTAGATAAAGGTTTATTTATATTATTGTTAGTATATAATTTAATATATTTTAAGTATTTCAAATTTGCATTGTTTTTAATAGCAATTTGTTGATTTATTTGAAAATATTTTTTATTTATTTTTATTGATTTATTAAATAATTTTTTAAGAACACTTTTTGTTTTTTTATAATATTGTGGATATTTTATTGTTTGTTGTGCACGAGGTGTATGATAATTAGTTATATAATAAGATTTATTATATAATAATTTGTAATCAAAATATAGAGTGCAATTACCTATAGTTTTTTTATATATAGTATCTACAGTACTAAAAAATATATATTTTTGTTATTTTGCTTCATATACACCATATCCTTCATTAAGATTTCCAGTTTGTGAAGGAGATTTTAATTGTTGATCTAATAAAATATTTTCTAAATAATCAGTTAAAGTATTATGTATTAGAAACATTGTAATAATATTAAGTCATATAATAATAGATAAAAATTGAAATAAAAACATATATTATAGTCTAATTAATATATATATTAACTAACGCTACCTGAGGTTTCCGAAGCTAAAGCTTCTCCTTTACACAAACATTATTTGGAACATTATCTATGACTGAAAAAACAATCACAGGTCATGAATATATTCATATTATAGGTAATAATTTAAAATTTGTATATAAGCCTAGTAGTCCTGAAGTTAATTTTATTTTACAAGGTATTAAAATTGATCCAGAATTCATTGTTAAAAATAAATATTTAATTGATCTAATTTACAATGAAAATGAACAAGTTATAGGTGCAAATGATTATGCAGTTGATATTTTTTATGCATTATTGGAATATAGTAAAACAGAAATTTTTTTGGATAAAATCATTATCCCAATTATAGTAGATGCAGAATCAACAATGAACAAATATTAATTTGTATAGAACAAATATTAATTTGTATAGAACAAATATTAATTTGTATAGAACAAATATTAATTTGTATAGAACAAATATTAATTTGTGTATATATATTTAGTTTATATAATCAATATAAAATTTAAAGTATATATATGCATACTCCATCAAATGAACAGCAAATTATTATAGATAGTATTTTAAATAATAATATAATAGTGGATGCAGTTGCTGGAGCTGGAAAAACAACATGTATTTTACATATAGCATTAAAATATCCAGATAAGAATATATTACATTTGACATATAATAAAAAGTTGAGGATGGAGACAAAATGTAAAGTTGATAAATTAGGTATATCTAATTTAGAAACACATACATATCATTCATTTGCAGTAAAATATTATGATAGTAGATGTATAACAGATAATGAGTTATCATATAGATTGCCAACAGCATATATGAGTAAAAGTGTGAAGTATGATTATATAATATTGGATGAGGCACAAGACATGAGTGAATTATATTATAAATTGGTTAAAAAAATATATATAGATAGTGCAAATATGATGTGTTCAATATGTATATTGGGAGATTTTAGACAAAGTATATATGATTTTAATAACGCAGATAGTAGATTTATAAAATATGCAGAAGAGGTATTTAATATTAATAGTAAGTCTTGGGTAAAATGTGATTTGAGTGTTAGTTATAGAGTTAATAGTAAAATATGTAATTTTATTAATACATGTTTATATGATCAACCATTTATGAATTATGCTAGAAAAGGGAAATTTCTGCCTAAATATGTTATATGTAATACTTTTGATTTAACACCTTACACAATTTTTATTAATTATATTTTAAAAGGTACTAAACCATCTGATATATTTATATTAGCACCATCAATAAGATCAGTGCATTCACCAGTAAGGAAATTGGAAAATAATATAAAAAATTTGATGCCAGAAATATTAATTTATGTTCCAAATTCAGATGAAGAAAATTTAGATAATGATATTATTAAAGATAAATTAGTATTTTCGACATTTCATCAGGCAAAAGGGTTGGAACGGAAAATAGTTTTTGTATTTGGTTTTGATGATTTTTATTTTGATATTTATAAATCAACTATAGATAAAACAAAATGTCCAAATGAATTATATGTTGCATGTACTAGAGCTTCTGATCAATTGATATTATTTCATAATTATGATAAAAATTATTTAACATTTTTAAATAAACAAAACATTAAAAAATATACACTACTTATGATGGAAAAAGAACTTATAGTTAGGGAAATTAAACAAAAAGATAAATGTATAAATGCAACAGATTTAGTGAGGCATTTACCATTTGATGTAGTAAATACATGTTTATCAAAAATTAGATATTATAATATAAAAAAAGGAGGTAATAAAATATTAATAGATACTAAGATAGAAGAAATAACAAATGTAGGTAAATATTATGAATTAGTAAGTGATATTACAGGTACAGCTATACCTATGTTATATGAGATGTATATAAAAAAAAATGTACCGAATGCAATGGAATCTATTTTTTTAATAAATAATTTGACTTATAATGATATTTTTATAAATAATTCAATTAATATTGCGATGTTTTTGAAATTAACAAATTTATATATGACACAACAATCTGGATATATATATAAATATGATCAAATTAAAACATATAATTGGCTATCAGAAAGTAATATTAGAGAATGTTTTTTAAATTTGGATACTTTATCAATATCACAAGATGCAGAATTTGAAAAAGAAATAATAACAAGTATAATTATAGGAAGGATAGATTGTATAGATAATAATAATTTATATGAATTTAAATGTACAAATGCATTAGAAGATATACATTTAATACAATTAGCAATATATGCATATATATATAATGAAATATATGATATAAATATGATGAATTATTATTTATATAATATATTGACAGATGAATTGATAACAATAAATTTGGAACAAAGTGATATAACAGGAATGATACAATATTTATTGAAATATAAGAAATCGTGTAATAATAAAATATGTTCAGATAAAGATTTTATTAAAAAAATGAAAAAATCAGAATTTCCTATTGTTAATATAGGTGATTGTTTTATAGATGATGATTAAATTGGATGATTATTTTTATATAAAAATACCATTACTTTGTTATTAAAAAGATAATCAATATGATTCCATACATATTGCATTACATATCCATCATGTGTCAAACACAACATAGGATGTTCTATTATATTTCCATTAGCAATATTTACTTCTACTTTACCAGAAATGACATGGTACATATCATCATAATCTACTAATAAATCAACAACATTTATACGTGAAGTAATATTAGTTTCAAAAGGAATAAAATCACATTTAATATTTTTTATTGCATATATATAATTATATATAGGATGAGATCTATACATTATTGATTTACTATATTTATTATTAGTTATTGCATAAAATAAATCAATTACTTTTTTATATATGTATTCAAGATGTATTATAGTAGTATAAATGCCACAAACTTGTAATCCTAGATTATCATAATTTAAAACTTTATCATATATATTGATGGAATAATTAGGAGTAAAACCTATATTATCTATTGTATGATCATGTATATTTAAATTTATTTTATTTATATAACTAAATAAAATAGAACATATCTCTGTTATATTATATATACTATATGGTTGTGTTTGTTGATTAGTTAGATGCATTTTATATTCAAATAATATAGGATTGTTTAAAAAAGCATGTCTATAAGTAGGTAAAAAACTCCACATAACAAGTATTTTTATAAATACTTCACAAAAACCTTCTTTTTCGCATGCATTTATTATATTACGATGCATTTGATAATATTTAATATTAGAAGAAGTGATATTATTTCTAAAGAAGGAAATGATGGGATAATTATTATAATAATTTATTAGACCAATAGGATAAAATAATATAGATATAAATAGTATTAAATATTTCTCAATTTTATTTATTATAAAAGACAAACCATAAGAAGTAATAAAAAAGCATGTAGATAAATTATTGCAATTATAGATAGATAAACTAACTAAAAATAGAGTAGGTATAAATAGTAAAATAAATTTTAATATGATTAAAGGAATTGAACATATGATACATATGAATGATATAAAATCAGTATAATTAAATTTCATTATATAAAATACAATATATAATTTATTATATATTATAATAAAATTTAATTTATTCTTCTAATGTATTATAAATATTATTAGTAGGTTCATCTTGAGTGCTAGATGTAGTACAAATTAATGCAGAACTAATATTTGTGAGTATATTATTTTTATCATTTTCAGATGTAGCAGATTTATATGATGTTATTAATTCTTGAGCAAGATTGCATTTAGTGCCATGTTGTTTTTCAATACTAATAATTAATGTATCAAATGTTGTTTCAATTTTGCTAAGATCTGCAAAATGACAATTACTTGTTAATAAAATTCCGCCTGTATTATAGTGCAACATACAATGACCACATATATTAGATGCATTATTATTGTTTTGTTGTATAGAATTAATATTTTTTGATACAGTAGTTAAAATAGTTAATTTATTATATGGTTGATTTTTTGCATTTTTAAAATCATTATTTATGCTATATACTATAGTTCTTGATTGACATTCAACAATTATATTTTGATTAATAGCTAATTCTGCTACTTTATTTAATTGTGCGGAAGGTGCATTTAATAGAGTTTCTTTATCAAAAACTAATTTTATTTTTCCACTACATGAACCAATACGAATAAATGGACAAATGCCTAATTCAGGAATCCAACAATTAATAAGTGCTTTTAATGAAAAATCTGCGCAAATTACCATATGACCATTAAATAGCATTTGATATATAAATTTCATAGTAATATCTTTATTAATAAAACTATATATATATGTAATTGGATTTATATTAATGCCACTACAACATTCAAAATTAAAAGATACTTTACTGGGATGTATTTTTACTATATCATTTTTGATATCACATATATAATTAAATATTGCATTATTATTTTTATTATTTTTATTATTTTTATTATGTTCATCTAGTTGTTCTTCTTGTTCTTCTTCAACATAACTGTTTGCTTGTGTTGGTGGTTCATCTGATAAAAATAATTGTAAATCGTTATAATTAATAACATGTATTATGATTTTTCCATTTTTTGATAGTGGTTTATATTTAGTATAATTATTATCATATAATTTTCCTTCTCTTATGCATATTATAATACCTGCAATTTCAGATGTGTTTGTAGTCATTTTATTTATAATATATAAAAATATGTATAACTAAAATAATAAAATTCAATTTTTTTATATAATATATAATTTCTGAAGTAATATTAAATGCCAACATGTATAAACAATAAAAATAAAACATATATTGGCAATGAACATTCACCATTAGGTATTGGATATAGTGCTGAATCAGAAAATATAGGAACAAAAATGCATGGACTAGACAAAAAAATATATATAGTAAAGCAGTATGGTAATATGAAATATTGGATATTATATGATAAACGGCCTGGTATATTAATAAAAAAGTTATTACCAGAATGGAAAAAATTAGCAAATGGTGGATTATTGGCAATATGTGAAAATAATACATATAGAATATTTGAAAATGATGTATCTATACCAGATACTGATATAAAATTGATATGGCATAATTTAGCTGAAAATTTTAGTGTCAAAGCAATTATATGGTCATCATTAACAATAGATACATTATATAATTTTGTAAGATATATAGTTTATAATTGTTCTACAAACAGAATTAATAATTTATTGAAAACAAAAAATATATTTGGAGAATTGATAAAAGATTATGAAAAATATTTTATTAAATATAAATTAAAATGTAAAAAAGATTATACATTTAAACAAGAAGGACCAATATTATAAGTTTAATTTTATTTAAGAATTTATTATTTATATAATTATAATGAATACTGAAGATTTTTTAACAGCTGATCAACCTATTCGTGGGCAAAAATTTGTTGCTTTATCTTTTATTACTGCTCAAAATATCAAACTATCTGATGAAACAGAAAAAAATTTCACTAATTTCAAAAATCAAATTAAAAATATCCTAAAACCAGAATTTTTAAAATTAAATGATAATTCAAAAGAATATGAAATATTCAAAAATTTAATATGTAGTCTTGTACGTCCTGAATATATGAGTTTGGTAAATGAAGATTATATAAAATATAAAGATTTCTATGGCATTAAAGTTAGAGGTGTTTTTGATACTAAAGAAGATTGTGATAAACATTGTAAAAAATTACATGAAATGAATCCACATGTAAATACATATACTGGAGATGTTGGTTTATGGTTGCCATTAGAAGATAATCCAGAAAGAGCTGAATCAAAAGAATATGGAGAAAAAGAATTAAATACATTAATGAAAAAGCATTTAGAACAACAAGCAGAAGCAAATATATTATTTGAAAAACGTAAAAGTGAAATGCAAATGGAAGCATTACAAAAAGCACAAAAATTAAAACAAAAAAATAATAAAAAATATAATGTTAATGAATTAAAAGATGATATAGGAAAAGCTGACGATTTGAACACCTTATGTAAAGATGATAAAGATGATAAAGATGATAAAAATGATAAAGATGTTAAAGATGATAAAGATGTTAAAGATGATAAAGATGTTAAAGATGTTAAAGATGATAAAGATTTAAATCAAGAAGAGCAATTAATAAAATTAAATAAGCAGTTATTGGAGATTAAACAACAAATGTCGGATTATGAACAATTTAAAATAGTAGATGGTACGTTTAATAAGATAACAAATGATATAAATGACAGTGTTAATAAATAATCAAATAATTATATATTATAATTATATAATATAATATATAATATATAATATATTATATATTATATATTATATATATGCCTAGATATAATTTAGTAAAGAAAGTAGAGGAGCAATGTCCAGATATATTAATGTTGATATTATTTGGATTAATTTGTTATTTAGTATATACAAAATTTATGGTAGGTAATAAGGTGAGAGTAGGAGTTATTAATGAAGGAGATGAACATTTTACACAATTATTAAATAAAAAAAGTGTGTATAATAAATAAATATAAATAAATATAAATAATAAAAATATATCTATATAAACTGTATAGATATATGGATAAATTTTTATTGTTAACAATAGTTGGCTGTATATTATTTTATATATATAAACATATATATTTAAGTAATAAAGAGCAATTTGCATTATATCCATCAAACATGGGAGTGAATGATTATCCAGCAAATTTGCATGATATATTGACAAAAGATTGTAAAATGGATTATTGTAATATAAATAATTGGACAACTAATCCACCAAAAATACCATGTGGTTATGATGTTAGTAATTTTAGTACAGCAAAAGGATGTTGTATAATACCAATAGAATTAAAAAATATGATGAATATGACACGTGGTAATACAGAATAATGTTAATTATTAAATGAATAATATTATGTTTGGATAAAATAATAATATTATTTATTATTAGTATGGATACTAAAGCGGAATTAAAACGTGAATATACTATTCAATTGCAAAATATATTAGCGCCATTTATATATAATAATATGAAAACAATTTATGATGAGGCATGTAAAATAGCAAAAAATAATAATGAATTAAAAGAATTCCAAATATTTTTGCATAAAATTCAACTATGGCCGAATACAAAAATTATGTCAATAATAAAAGTGATACAAGAATCGTTAACAGATGAAATACAATTATCAGATTTAATAAAGGCAATTGTTAAAGCTAATATAGCGGTATATACAAATTCGAACAAAAAATCAATGTTAGAATATAATATAGAAATAGATAATTTTGTAAAAGCCATATATATAGAATGTGCCAATGATTTTTATAATTATCCTTATCTTTTTTATCACAAACAACCACCATTTGAGTTAAAAAAAAATCAACGCGAGGCTATGATTATGATAAAAGACTCAATTGAAAATGCTATTAGAAAAATGTTACCATTAAATTTTCTATTAAAAGAATTCCTAAATTCAACTTTAGCAGATACACCTAAAAATGAAAATGAAATACAAATAAATACTAATATTATAGATGATAAAACAAGATTAAAACAAATGTTAGCATCGGAAAATAAAGAAGAGAAAGATCAACAAACATATTCATTAAGTATAAAAAAAGATAAAGATAAAGATAATATAAAAATAAGTAAAGTAATTAATGATACAAAGGAAATAAATATACCAAATATAAAAAAAATACCTATAAAAGAAACTAAAAAAGAAAATAATCAATCATATATAGAAGGTAGTGAATCATATATGCCAGATTTAGAAAAAAAAAATTTATTAGTTGAATCATATGGCAATAAAAATGCAACTAAAATAAATAATATTAATAATATTAATAATATTAATAAAATAGATACAATTAATGCGACTGAATTAATAAAAGATAATAGTACCAACCATATTACAGGAAGTTATAAAGGAATAATAGAATCTCCTGCAAGTGCAAAAAATAATAAGGTAATAACAAATGAAATAGTAATATAATTATAATATAGTTTGTTGTTTTAGTGAATAATTAGGAATATCGATTTCTGATTTATAAATAAAAAATACTATTACTATCCATGTAATTACACTACATAAAATACTATTTCTAAATATACGTTCATCTTTTTCAGATGAAAAATATTTATAGTCTAATGTTTGTATTCCATAAATAAGAAGGAATGTTAATAATGCATATATAAATGCTATTTGGATATTCATATTATATATATATAAATTATTATTAGATTATATATTTATATAAATATATATATAAATATATTTTATGCATAAACAAAATAACAAAGAAGGTATTGCTAGATTTAAAAAATTTGATATGAATTCTTTAGTTTATAATGATGAAGGAAAACATCTTAATCCTAGAATTGCCATGATTGCAAAATCTGGGTCTGGAAAAAGTGTTGTTGTCCGTGAAATAATGCATCATATTCGTGATATTCCAGGAGGAACAGTAATTGCACCAACAGATAAAATGACAGGATTTTATAATGAATTTGTTCCACCAGTATATACACATCATGAATATAATGAAAATATAATACCACGTGTTTTAAAACGTCAGAAATTGATGTTAGCGCAAAATGAGGAACGTGCAAAAAGAAAACAAAAATTAATTGATCCTAGAGGTTATTTAATAATGGATGATTGTATGAGTTCTAAACATTTATGGTTAAAAGATCCTAATATATTAACTATATTTAATGAAGGAAGACATTATCAATTAACTTTTATTCTTACTATGCAATATTCATTAGGTATCCAGCCAGAATTACGATCTAATTTTGATTTTATTTTTTTATTGGGCGAAGATATTGGTTCTAATAGAATAAGATTATATCAACATTATGCAGGTATGTTTGATTCTCAAGATGCATTTAATCAAGTATTCCTACAAATGACTGAAAATTATGGTTGCATGGTTATAAATAATAGAGTAAGGTCATTAAATTTGGAAGATAAAGTTTTTTGGTATAGAGCAGATCCAAAAAAAACTCCGCATTTTGTAGTTGGTATTCCTAAATGCATTCAATGGAATAAACAACATTTTGATCCAGAATATGATAAAAGAGAGCAATTATTAGATTGGAGTACATTTGGTGCAAAAAAGAAAAATCAACGTATAAAAGTAAAATTAGTTTAATTAAAATTAGTATTTGATAATTTCCTATAATTTGTATTACCTAATGATATTGTATATGGTGTTGGATTTTCAAACATTTTTTTATACATATAACTAACACCATCTGGTAAAGTGGAATCTAAATTAAAATCACGTGGTATATATCTATAAACAACTTGTTTTGTACATTTATTTTGGTTATATGCATATTGATATAAAATTAATATAAAACCAATAATGAGTAATATATAATATATATTGATTTCAAACATTATATATTATATATTAATAAATAAAAAATTATTTATATTCTATTTCAATTGGTTTTACTTTTAGATATAATGATTCTATTATCCATTTTTTAGTTAATTTGTCATATATTCTAGGTTTATATATTATTACAATATATGGATTGAAATATTGTTGTATATATTTATTATATTCATTTATAAATGTCCTATCTTGTGCCACTTTAGTATAAAAATATTTTTGATTATTTTCTGTAAAATTATGTCCAAATTTCTTAATTGCTTTTTCTTGTAATTTTCCATGTATTTTTAATAATATTTTTTCACCTTTTATACTTGGTACATCTATATATTTTATATCTTTTTTTAATCTTATTATATATATTCCTTCTGGTGCTATTATTATAGATCCTTGTATATTGCCTTCATTATGATGATATGCAAAATGATATAAATCTGCTATAGATGGAACTTCATACAATATTTCATGAGTTAATACTCTAGCACCAGCATATGGTGTAGGTGGATGTGTGTGAAATATATATTCATAATCTAACGCATCTATCATATTTTTAGGTAATAAAATGTCAATATCATATTTGTCTTGAATAGTTGTTTTTCCACTTATAATTAATTTATCTAATTTGGTATTGTCAAAATCTAAAATTCCTGCCTGTTCTGTATATCTTAATTTATTATATGTATCTATATATTTTTTACTATTTCCACTGGTCATAATATCATCTAATAATTGTAATTGATTTCTAGTTAATTTAATATATTTAGTAGGATATGTTATTATATTTTTAGTATTATATTTAAATGAAAATTTTTTATTTGTTGATTTATGAATTTTATTATTACCACCTGTCATATTTATATTTGTTACACATGATATATTGCTATTATTTACATCAAAACAATTAAATAATTTATTAGCATTCATTAATTTAATAATTTGATTTTCTTTATATATATCCATTTATTATTCAATATATTATAGTTTATAAATTATAATTATGTATTTATATTAGTTTGTAAAAAATTATAAGGAGGACTTAACTGTCTTTGTCCTATACATTGTTCTGTTTTTATATATTCTAAAAATTCATTTGGATCACATAATGCAAATTCTACTTCATATACATTTTCATCTACTTGAACATTATCTTTATTAAAAGCGTCTATATTTGATCTAGAATAAAACCAACCTACACCATCTAAATTTACATTATTTTTTCGTATACAATATTTAATATTTAAACTATCTAATTTATCAGCTGATTTTTTTTCAAATAATGACATTACTAAAATTTTAGTAATAGGCTTTTTCACTTTAAATGTATGTATATATCCTCCTGCTGTCATTGGATATTCTGCACATCCATTTATTAAATTAGATGCAAATAATTTATTCGGAGAAAAATATTGTATCAATATATCATTACCTAATTTAATATCATGTGGATTAAAACTTTGAATACTAGTAGAACCATGATATAAAATAGTTCCTTCAGGAATTGTATATAATTCTAAAGATGAAGGTTCTTGATATTCTAAATTTTCTCCACCAATCATAAAATATTTTGTAAAATTAACATAATTATCCATATATAGTTAATA